ATCACCGAAGATCGCTGCATCATCAGCAGAGTTCAGGTCACGCTTCCAGTTCTTCATTACTTCCGCAGGGAGCATGATGCCTTGAGCTGAACGACCGTACTGCTCAGCAGCAGCGCGTGAAGCCTCGAACTCAAACGCAGCAGCTTCTTGAGCGCGACGATCAGTTGGGTTTGCAAGAGCGTGGATAGCCTTAACTAATGAGAAGCGCTTAGTCTGCTCTTTAGTTAATCCGATCTCTTGAGCTTCGAGAGCGCGTTGGCTGCCGATCTTCTCAAGAACCGAACCACGGAACTCTTCGATTGATGTACCTTCAGCAATGGCTTTGTGAGCAAGCTCGCTCTGACCGTGACGCTGACCAAGCTCAAGGATTTGAGCTGCATTCTTACTGGCTGATTGACGGGCTTGAGCCTCTACAGCCGCGATATCTACTTCAGACATTTTACTGTCCTCCACATAGGTTACGATTTCGGGTTTTTTTGGCTGCTCGCTCGACCGTCCAACGCCAACTGTCACATCGGCCGGGATGGATACCAAACTTGCTTCCATGGGTCTCCAAGACTTAGCGATATACGTTTCGCCGTCCCTAGAGTCTTTCTGCATCTTGCTGATCGAATAACCGACACTGATATTAGCGCGGATACCGTCCAACACATCATCGAACGCCTCTCTAGCAAGTGCGCCTTTTCCAAAGCGTACTGTCGCTCGCAGTCTACGAGCCGAGCTATCAAGGTCTACCGATTCTATAACGCCCACGACTTTTTCAGGATCATGATCCAGCAAAACCGGGGCTCTGCCTGAAGCTAGGAATGATAAATCAATCGCTTCGGCTGAATGTTCTAATACCTCATTACCAAAAGACCTAGCAACAGGCTCTTCGGATGAGATTGCAATTTTTACTGTGCGCTTCTCTTCATCAATAGGTGATGCTTCAAGCGACATAGCGCGATGGACTACTTCCGCAGTCTCGGTACGCTCTTCTGTAAGGTTCTCACTAACAATCGCTGTATCTTCAACCGACTCTTCGGTCTCTTCTACAACGACTTCATTACTTATATCTGTCATCTCTGAATCCTCTTCAGCAATGTTTGGCAGTATACCATATCATTCATCTGTCAAATCAGGCTCTTGAGGCACAAACTGAGCGCCATAAGGTTCTAATGCGTACTTAATACCAAATTGTTCAGCTAATGCTTTATCACGAGCTATCTGAGACATTAATTCCTCAGCATCTTTACCATACTGGCTCGCAACGTCTTGAATTGACAGTATACCACTCTTCAAACCTAGAACTGATGCGTTCATCTCTTTGAGAGGGTCGATCCAAGACCAACCTTTACCACGGAACTCAGCAGCAGATGCGAATTTATCGTATCTGTTCATGTTGATTCCGAAGCTATTCATCTCCATCGCGCTCTCTAGCCAGCTATCAAATATCGGCTGAACGAAATGTTGGATCATGAAGTTCTGAATGTCTCGGTAGAAATCCCTTTCTTCAAGTGCGCCCTGACGGATGCTTGAGTAGCTAGTAGCCTCAAGGTCGTTAGAGAGAGACGTATAGCTAATTCCTAAAGCGGAAGCTACGGATTTTAAGACTGACTTATGAAAACTCTCGAACTCGTTGCTTGGGTTGGAAGGGTCGAAACTGGTAAATTCTACCCCGGTAGGTAGCTGATGGAACGTGCCAGGTTCTGCCGACATTAGTGGTACTTGACCATCAAGATCATCAGCAACAAAGCCGTCACCAGCAGGACTTGTAAAGAATCCCATCTTACTAGCGCCAACTCGCGCAGCAATCAATGCCGCCTCGATGTATGCGCCGAGATGCTTTAAGCCAGCCATAGCAGGAGACAACCAAGGCTCGCCACGAGTCTGGCCTGAACGTAGTGGTAAGAAGATATGCAATACCCTATCTGCGGGTATTCTTACGCTCTTCTTGGCAAACGTCATAGTGGTAAAGTCGTAATCGCCAGGATGATAAGTCATAAAGTGATAAGCAATAGGCTTCTTGAACTTATTAAGCTCAACACCCATCCGAATCTCATTACCATTACTTAACTTTTCATTCTTGGTCTCATCAACCTGATCTGCCTCGATGAACTCAATGGCAAACGAGTCCTTAAACCCAGAACCGCGATGCTTGATGACAAATACCTCACCATCACGAGCTAAAGTCTCTAAGCAGAGCTTTTGAGCGTCAACCCAGCTCAATCTGCCGTCTACAGTAGGATTACCTAGCTTTCCCCACTGCAAAAACGCATTTTCAACCGCAGAATTGCCAGCTTGATCGAGATTTCCGACTGTATCTAGCGCCTTAACCTGCAAGCCAAACCCCTTACCGCCCACTACATTGGTCTTAAGTAAGTTGATATAGCGTTTTGCGTATTGGTTATTGCGCACTAAATCCCTAGATCGAGACCGGATAACCTTGAGAACTGGACTTAATTCTGAGTCTGCTGACCGCTCAGATGACTTAAAATCATCAAATAATCTACCTGAGTTGGCAGAAGCGTAAGCTCTTTTGAACATTTTAGGCTCTGGCTTCACCTTTTTAGTGAATATGTCGAAAATCGCCATTTAGAACCTCACCTGAATCGTAGAAACGCCTTTTCTGCCGTTCTTGGCATCTTCAGCGGATTTCTCTTTTTGGTATTCCGCTCGGTAGTAATCTCTAGCTTCAATAAGCTCCTGAAAGCTCATTTTAGATAGTGACCTTCCTGCGATTGAGTAGGAGGAGACATCAGAGTCAGCCTTACCGACCAAGATGCTTTCGATCTTGCTTACCATTAACGCAGCGTGACTTCTTAGGTCAGTGCCGGGTATATCAAGATCAGCTAAGACTCTCCATGTCCCGCGCTTAAGAATGATTCGCGCAGAATCTGAGTTACGAACGATCTCTTGCTGCCAATCGTAGTGTCCTGGCGTGTAGCCAGACGTAGATGACGCAGTAACTAAGTAGTGAGAAGTCTGACCTGTAGCTGTAATCTGGAACTCATCACGAGCGCCGGATATACGAGCTGTATATACCAGTGTGTAACTATCTGTTGGATAGTCATCAACCAGATTAGAGATTTTCCATTGTACGAAGTCACCCGCAACGATCTGTAAAGGTTCGCCCTCTGGGGCTTCCGCTGCATCAAACAGGTTAGACATAGGCTGTCCCTATCGCCACGAATTGATAAAACCGCGCCCAGTTTTAGGGACGAACGGCTGTCTGGTCACAGTCTTGGGAGGTTCTGCGACCTCAACCCTTGACTTTTTGTCTGCTAAGGCATTGACATTGATGCCAAGTATAGCATAAGCCGCAATTGCGTAGACAAAACAGTCTAATGCCTCATTGCGTGGTCTAGTCTTGTGAAATACTCTCTTTTTGAAACCCTTATGATATCGAGTCACAATCTTTTCAGCCGTAAGCTGCCTGAAGTATTCTTCGTTAAGTGTATCAGAGAAGTGAATATATCCCGCGCCTTCTTCGTTGATTCGTAGACGCGCAAACAACAAGTCTTTAGCGGTATCTACTCCAACAGGGAATAAAGGACATTTTCCTATATTGTTCTTAGAAGGTCTTCCCACAATAGCTCTACCTTCACCGCCTACACCCTTGATTGCAAACACTCTGCGACCTGCGTGTTTTTTGGCGTAAGTGTATACCGAGTTAGTATAGTGACCACCTGAATCTATAGCTGTCGCCCTAATAGGCAGGTCTGTGCCGTTGTGCGATGGATACGTTGTGAACAACCGACTGTCCAGCGATGTCCATAAGTGAGGCGTAGATGGGTCTCCGTACATCACATAATGATCTACAACCCAGCTTTCGTCATCCCTTCCCCAACCTATGATACTGATCTCGATTCGATCATCCTGGACATCCGCTCCAGCCGTAAGGAATAAGACTTCTTCGGGTATCTTCTCCATGAAAGACTCGCGCCGCTCAATCAGGTTGTACTGATCTATGGCTTCACCCTGATCCTCCCAGGTTTCCCCTAGATAAGTATTCGTCCATACCTTCAATTGCTCAGGGTTCTTCTTAACCAATAGGAAATCCCGAACGCCCTCAGCAAGAGGAGTCCAAGGGCTGTACAAGGCAGAGATAGCAAACCCAGCTACACCGTTAAACGGAGCAGTAGCAACCCACTTACCTTCCTTAACAGACTTCCTGCGGTCAGAGTCAGTCCATAACACCCCACATTCTTCGCATTCGTACTTAGCGGTATCTGGGTTCTCATCAACCCACTTAACATTCGACCACTTCAATATCTGCTCATGCTGGCAATGCTGACAAGGGACGTAGTATCTCTGCTGGTCTGAGTTCTCAAACGCAGTCTCTATCCTTGATGCGCCCTTGTTCGTAGGCGTGGATACCATCACTATCCTGCGATTCCAGAAGGTAGACGCTCGCTTTCTAGCCAGTTGGATAGGATCACCCTCAGAACCTGCGGAGGTTGGGTATCTATCGACCTCATCACATAGAACCAGACGGATAGGACGCGAGGCTAGACCTGATGGGCTGTTTGCGCCTACTAGAGTGATAGAACCGCCCGGAAATATCTTATGCAGCGTAGTGTTCCCAGAGTCACGCGACCTTGGAGACCTGACCTTATCCTTCAGGCAGGGAGTGGATGACAATAGACCGCCAGATACCCTGTCCTTAGAAAATGACTGCGCCATGTCCAGAGACGGCTGCAACATAAGGATAGGACTTGGATCGTTGTCTATGTGGTAACCAATTATATTCAGCAGAGCCTCAGACTTGCCGAGCTGCGCCGCAGACATAATCACCACTTCTACGTTCTTCGGATCACAGCAAGCGTCCATCATGCCACGCTGATACTCGGCTCTTGATGTATGCCAGCGCCCAGGTTCTGCGCTGCTCTGTGCGTCTAGCCTTCTCTCGCGGTCAG